GCCATCATCTCATCTACATCAATAATGTCTGGTGGAAATGTGACGGTGGCTTTTGGTTTTTTGTCTGCTGACATTTCTAATTTAAAATCAGTTACCCCTCTACCAAGCTCCCAGTCATTGATTTTTACTGAATAACCTGAAGAATTAAGAGATTGACCCTCAGTAGGTTCTTGCTTGGGTTTAATACTTAGTTTTAATTGCTTCATGTTCGCTCTTTTCCCATTTTTGCAAAGTCCTAAAATTGAAATTTCTCTCTTTTATTTATTAAGAGAAGTAGGACTTGTTGTTAGTTAATATTTATTGTTATTTAATACTTGTTGTTAGTTAGTATTTATTAGTGCCTTATTTTACTGATTTGTAAAATACAGATTTGTAAAATACAGATTTGTAAAATAAGGAAATGTAACTGCTAATCTGTGGATAACTTTTGTAAAGCCTCCTCTAATCTCTGTAGCATAATTTCAAATTGAAAATCGGTAATTTTAACATCTGAGAAGAACCGAAAGACCTGAACTCCTTTTCCTCGTCCGAGACTTTTTTTAAAAGTTCTGAGATAACCAGCCTTCTCTATCTTCTTGAAATGTCTATCTACCATATCTCGACTAACACCTTTTCGTTTAGCTATTTCATCTGGGTAGACTTGCCAGTTAGGGTGGTTAGCTAGGACAACCATCATAATACCAACAGCTGTGAAATCCAACGCAGGATCGTTGATAAAACTATTACTAACAGCTGTGTAGTCATCAGTTGGATTCCTGAAAGATAAACTGGCAATCCATATCTTTAAAGTTTGTCATACAGTCTCCTTTCTCTTCATTTATTTTCAATCACTTTCTCTCCTTCCTAGGCTGTTTGTTCCATTTCGGGAACGTTTTCGCTAAAAAAAATAGTGATTTTTTCCATTGGCAGTCCGAAAATCTTTGTAATTTTTGCAAGTTCGTCAGCACCAATAGAAACTAAGCCATTTTCACGTTTTGCGTATGGTGTACGTGATTTCCAACCCATTTTGTGAGCCACTTCATCTTGTGTCATACCACTAGCAATCCGTTCAGCCTTTAATCGTTTCAGATTAACTGTCATAACATGTTCTCCTTTTAGTATTATTCGTTCCCGATGTGGAACAATTTCATTATAACTCCAGTCGTTCCATTTTGTCAACTATTTTTTTGAAAAAAATAACAAAAAATGTTTTTTTGTGTTTCTCTTGTATTTGTTTGGGAACGATGGTATAATTAAATTATCAAATAAAAGGAACGAAGAAACATGAGAACTAATGACGAAATCATTTCTCTAATCCAAGAAGAAGCAAAAAAGAAAGGGATGTCTATGAGTGAGCTAGCTAGACGTGTTGGAATAGCTAAATCGACAATGTCTAGGTACTTCAATAAGACTAGAGAATTCCCACTCAATAAAGCTGATGACTTCGCTAGAATTTTCAATATTACTCCAGAATTTCTTTTAGGAATTCAAAAAGAGAATAAAGAAAAACCTGAAATCCTAACTATCTACAACCAACTAGAAGAACCTAGACAAGAGAAGGTCCTCGACTTTGCCAATGCTCAACTCGATGAGCAGGAAAGCTCTAAGGTTGCTTCTATCTTCGAGAAGGTAAGCAATGAAGATTATATCATTGACTACGTCGAGGGACTGGTTGCTGCAGGTCATGGAACGTTTCAGGAAGATAATCTTCACATGGAGGTAAGACTAAGAGCTGAAGATGTACCAGAAGAATACGATACTATCGCTAAGGTGGCAGGCGACTCAATGGAGCCACTCATAGAAGATAATGACCTTCTATTTATCAAGGTAACTAGTCAAGTGGATATCAACTCAATCGGCATTTTCCAAGTGAACGGCAAGAACTTCGTCAAAAAGCTTAAAAGAGATTATGATGGTTCTTGGTACTTACAAAGTTTAAATAGTGGATACGAAGAAATCCACTTGTCAGAAAACGACGACATCCGAACAATCGGAGAGGTCGTAGATATTTATAAAGTGTAGGGGTTCTGAATTTGGGAAAAATAGAAAACCTTGCCCTACTATCCGAGGCAACCGAACGGCTTATAAGTTTTGTAAAAGATAATCCCCATTACCATAAATGTTATGGAATGGGGCAAAGTCTTTTGAATTATGTTGAGCAGTTAGAAAGAGACCTACATAAAAAAAGGCGTCGTTACAAGACATATGCTCCAGGAACTATAGTATATGTCCATTTTGGGATGAATTTTGGAGAGGAATTTTCAAAAACACATTATGCTATCACACTCTCTAAAAACGATAGGAAAGATAAGCGGACTATAACTGTTATTCCTTTAACGTCTAAACCAGGTAAAGATAAACTAGAACTTGATTTTGAATTTTCAAGAGAACTCTTTTATTTAACTTACGAAGTAGCAACTACGTCTGCTAGAAAGATAAATGACGAACTCCTAGAGGAAATAAATTCCGTTTTACCTGATAATATTGCACCTATCACTGATATAACAGATATGCCTTACTTATTCGAAAACATAGATAAGTACTACGATACATTGAAAACTGTTTATCAGAAAAAGAAAAAATCTACTGAACTATTAGAAAAAGCTAACGAGCAAATGGATAGATTTCAGAAGAGTTTAGAGAAGACGACTTACGCAGCCTTAGATTGCATAACTACTATTGATAAAAATAAAATAGAACCACGAACATCAGAAATTGATGTTTTATCAGCTACAGTTATCGGAGATAGGCAACTGAGAAAATTATCGGACGCAATTAGCGAACGGATTATATTTGACAACTAAATAGAAATTTTGATAAAATACAGTTGGATTACCTAGATGAACTCATCTAGTGCAAAATACGGCAGGTAGCTCCTGCCTCGGTCACAGCTGTACAATAATTGTGCAGCTTTTTTGATTACACAAACAAAAAAAGCCCCACGCTCAAAGATTGGACCCAGAGAGCGTGAGGCTAGCGACAAGAAAAACTTTTCAAAAGATATTACCTTTTGAGATGTTTTCTTGTACCCATTTTATCATTTTTTAGGAAATTTTGAAAGAGGTACTACTATGAAAACAAATAAAGTAGCTATATACGTCAGGGTGTCTACTACCTCACAAGTTGAGGAGGGGTACTCTATCGATGAGCAAAAAGCCAAACTCTCTAGCTACTGCGATATTAAGGACTGGAATGTGTACAAGATATACACTGATGGTGGATTTTCAGGAGCAAATACTGACAGACCAGCGCTAGAAAGTCTTATCAAAGACGCTAAAAAAAGAAAATTTGACACAGTTCTAGTCTATAAGCTGGACCGTCTTAGCCGTAGTCAAAAAGACACGCTTTACTTGATTGAAGATATTTTCATAAAGAATAATATAGCCTTTCTGAGCTTGCAGGAGAATTTTGACACCTCTACTCCTTTCGGTAAGGCCATGATTGGGCTCTTGAGTGTCTTTGCCCAGCTAGAAAGAGAGCAAATCAAGGAACGTATGCAACTTGGCAAGCTAGGACGTGCTAAAGCTGGAAAGTCTATGATGTGGGCTAAGACATCCTATGGATATGACTATCACAGAGACACTGGAACCATTACTATCAATCCAGCCCAGGCCGTGGCTGTCAAGTTTATCTTTGAAAGTTACATAAGAGGGAGATCCATTACTAAGCTGAGAGATGATCTGAATGAGAAATATCCAAAGCATGTACCTTGGAGTTATCGGGTGGTCAGAGCCATACTAGATAACCCTGTCTACTGCGGTTTCAATCAGTTCAAGGGAGAAGTTTATCCAGGTAATCATGAGCCAATAATCACAGAGGAAGTTTATAACAAGACCAAGGAGGAACTGAAGGTCAGGCAAAGGACAGCAGCAGAGAATGTCAATCCTAGACCATTCCAAGCTAAGTACATTCTATCTGGTATCGCCCAATGTGGATATTGTGGCGCTCCTTTAAAAATTATGCTAGGTGTAAAGAGGAAAGATGGGAGCAGGTTAAAAAAATATGAATGCCATCAAAGGCACCCACGAACGCTGAGAGGCGTTACTACCTATAACGACAATAAAAAGTGTGACTCAGGATTTTACTACAAAGACAAGCTAGAGGCCTATGTGCTAGAAGAAATAAGCAAACTACAAGATAACGCTGATTACCTGGACAAAATATTTTCAGGAGACAATGCTGAGACCATAGACCGTGAAAGCTACAAGAAACAAATAGAGGAGCTGTCAAAGAAACTCAGTAGACTAAACGACCTCTACATAGATGACCGCATTACCCTTGAAGAATTACAAAGCAAGTCAGCCGAATTTATAAGCATGAGGGCTACTCTTGAGACTGAACTAGAAAACGACCCCGCACTCAGGAAGAACAAAAGAAAGGCTGATATGAGGAAACTGCTAAACGCTGAAAAAGTGTTTTCAATGGACTACGAAAGTCAAAAGGTACTTGTTAGAGGGCTTATAAACAAGGTTCAGGTAACAGCTGAGGACATTATCATCAAGTGGAAAATATAAATAATTTTAGTAACCTACATTTCGATAAAGGTAAATGCTCCCCTTGTCTGCTGGATAAAGTCCAAGGATGAGTTGCACCAAACTTGATTTACCAGAACCCGTTCCCCCAATGATACCAAGGATCTGCCCTTGAGTCATATCAAAGGAAATATCTCTCAGAGAAGGCTGGGCCGCATCAGGATAGGTAAAGGTCAGTTCTTGAACTTGTAAAACCTGATCACTGATAGCTTGCTTTTGCCCTAATTCTGAATGAATATCTTCCGGAGACTCAGCAAAGACTTCCTCGATTCGCTTGGCAGAGATATAGGACTGGTTGAGAGAATTTATCAGCATGGCTAGCTTGACCAATTCCACCAAAATCTGTAAGAGATAGTTGATAAGAGCAATCAAGGCACCTTGACTAAGCAAGCCTCCTTGAATAGAAACATATCCCTGCCAGATAATAACGAGGAGAGTTCCATTAACAATCAGATAGGTCAGAGGTGTTAATAAACTAGACCAGAAACCTGTTTTCTCTTGTAATCTAGCATAGACTTGGTTAAGAGTTTGAAAAATCTGTAACTCTCGTTTTTCTTGACCAAAAGCACGAATAACTCTCATCCCTTGTAATTGCTGGCGTGGTTTCTGTCCCCGTTTGGGCGTTT